TCCCGTGCCCACTACACCCGTGCAAATAAATCGCAGGACCATTTCCCCCATGTGCGATGACGGTCTTTGGCTCGACGAGCGCATAGGCTTTCCCGCTCATCGTCGCTGCGTGCTTCGCCACAATCGTCAGCTCTGAGCTGGTATTGGACTCGATGACGTGCTGGTAGCCATCGACCACGACGTACATCCCTTTCAATTCATCGACTGTCCAGCTTTGCCCGGAATCTCCCAGAGTGCGCGTATCGCCGCTGTCCGAAGTCCCAGACGCCGTGCCCGTCGTCAACGTGGGTACGCCCATTTCCCCTTGCAACACGAAAGAAGCCTCGCGCCCTGCCAGATAGGCCCCCGTGGCAACGCGCTTGCCCACGATTTGTGCGCCTTGCTCGTATGTGCCCGCTGCCACGGTAATGACAACCGGATGCAGAATCAAATCCGGCACTTTGTCCACAGCCGCCTGGATGGTGGCCAGCGGGGTGCCAGCAGACCGCCCGTCATTCGCGTCGTCACCGTCCGCGTCTACATACAGCATGAGGTCTTCCGTCGTGCGCTGAACCGGACCACCGGGCCGGGCGACCGCCCGGTTCAAAAACTCCACCCGATCTGGGGAGAGGACCTTAGCCACCTGGGCGCTGGAGACGGTGTTTTCCATTAGGCACCTTAGGAGTCCCGCCGCTCGATGCGGCAAAAGTTAGAGGTATTAGCCTCCGCGGCGCCGTTCGCCGCAAAGTCGGTGGCCCACACAAGCGCGGTTGAACCACCATCAATAGTCGCGTCACCGCTCCCACCTGTCAGGTCCGTATCCCCAGTCACGATAGCGTAAGACCCCACCTGGAGCTCCACACCGTACCCCCCGGTATTCGATCCGGACACATCAGTCAATGCCATGCCGGAATCGCATTTTCCTATAATCCCGCCCAGAGCATTACCTGTGATGGTAATCGTGCCCGCAGCATTCAAGAAACTACCGCCGCCCCGATTTCCCAGGGCATTCTCGTCTAACACCACTCCGAAGCCGCCGTTATTGGAAATAGATCCACCATCAATGTCCACAAATCGCGTGGCTTGCCCCGCAAAAATACCGTGCGAGGTGTTGGCGGAAATATCCAGACTCGACCCGTCAAAATCGAAATGATCGGTCCCGTAAGAGGTTGCCCCCACGGCATTGCCCGTAAGAACCGGGTTTATAAAACTCACCACGCTGGAGTACAAAGAATAGATCCCAGATTCCCCGTTGCCGGTGGCCACCACGTTGCTCAAGCCTACAAACTGGCAAACCGTCAAATCGACTCCATGCTCTGCGTTGTCCACTAGGTAGAAGTATTCGCCCTCCACATGCTGGGCAACCGCAATCCGTAACCCTGAGCCGCCAGAGTCATAGGCATAAATCCGATTGATCCGCAGCGAGTCAACGTAATTCCAGTAAAGCAGTCCTCCGGAGGCTACACCCGCACTTTCCATCCAGACATCGTTGACGTAGAACCGACCCCGCACAAGCTCGCCGCCTCCGCCCCAGTAGTTTCCCGTTCCTTGGATGTGCGAGAGCGAAACCCCATGGGTGTCCCATTGCCAAATGGCATCGTAGTACCCGCCACCCTCGACGCGAAAACAAGATACTTGATAGGGGGAGGTCAACGTGTTGCCGGCTGCTAGGTTGCCAATCGCTTCGATCATAGCGTAGACCACGCTAGATCGCGCAGAATTGAGGATGGTGCCATGCTCTACGACTGCGTAAGCCTTGCCGGATGTCGAGGCGCTAAAAGCGCCCACCACTTGCACCTGCGTGGCATCATTCGATCGAATGTACCGATACTCCGATCCCACTTGGAGTACCTTGCCCTTGAGATCATCCGTAGTCCAGCTCTGCCCGGAATCGGTCAAACTCAGCGCATCCCCTGAGGTGCTGGTCCCTGAGGCGGTGCCAGTGGTAGGTGTAGCTGCGGCCCAGGATCCTTGAATCAGCAAACACCCATTAGGATGAAGGGCCTGGAATCCTGCCAACCCGAAGCCCGCAAATTCCCCGGGACCTACACTGACTATGACTGCGTGCTTAAGAACCTTGGGGATCTTGGCGAGTGCAGCCTCGACTGTCGCCAAAGCAGAGGACTCCGACAACCCATCATGGGCATCATCACCGTCCGTCCGAACATAGAAGGTCATGTCTCCAGTGGTCTCATGGACCGGACCACCCTGAAGGCTCACAGCCCGGTTCAGAAACTCCACCCGATCCGGCGAAAGTACCTTGGCCATCTGGGCGCTAGAGACGGTGTTTTCCATGACTAGGCCTTTCTCAGGTAAAACACCGCGGTCACATCGCTGTTACCGCCCACACCTCGAAACCAGATCTTGTGGATGGGCAGGGCGCCCAGCTCCGCCGGACCTTCCCAACCCCAGGGGTGCGTTGCCGCGGCCACAGGCACTAGGATGTAATTCGCATCCGCGTTGAAGTCCTCCTCGCGGAAGTACACCCGGACCGGGTTGGTCACGGCCTGGACCTGGATATGCGTGGTCTGGCTCTTAGGGCGCGTGTACGCGCCCGCGGTGCCCACGGTGGCCTGCCAGACCTGGGGAAATCCACCTCTGCCCTGCATCAGTCCCATAGCGGACCGCCTTTCAGAAAACCAAAAAAACCGCTATCAGGCTTAGCCCAGCTGACTCTTGAGCTGCCCGACGATCAACAGCGTCACCACGTCCGAGGCATCCGGGCCGGTGATGGTGAATTGCTTGCTGGTCTTCGCCGAGATCAGCGCGTCGTCGGCCACGTCGCTCTGATTGTGCAGAATGACGTGGTAGGTGCCATCGGCCATGTCCTCCAGGCCGTTGTCGGCGAACACGAAGTCATCCGGGGCGGACACCATGGTGAACTGGGCCACCTGGAGGCCTACGCCTCTGTTGGGGGTGGCCACCACGTTTTTGATGCCCTGATCTTCCAGCGCGGGCACGGACGTGCTCAGGTCCTTGGGGGTTCGACTCGAAGCCATGATCCTACTCCTCTTCGGGGTACATGGCGGCGTTGATCATTTCGATCAGCTCCGCCTTGTTAGTTTGGGGCTTGTACTCCAGCTCGTAATCGTCCGCCATGCGCTGGAGCTGCTTCTTTGTCATGTCCATGGACGGATCCGGGTAGTCCTCCCCGGGCTCGCCCACGTCCTGGCCCACGTCGTCCGCCTCGGAGACCTGCTCAGGAGCTTTTTCAGCCACTTCAGGGGCATTCTCCGGCCCCTTAGGCGCCTCGGCCTTCGGCGTGGGTTGCGGCCCCTCCTGGGGCTCGTATTCCCGCCAGGCGTCGGCCTGGAGGAGCTTGTCCGCGTCGTCTTGCTGCGGCACGTCCGCGATCCCATTCGCATCGATCGGGTAGATCGTACCGTTGACCAGGACCGCCTTGCCGCGCATGTGCGCTTTATCGTTTTTCAGCTTCATGCCTCACCCCGTAAAATGGGGGCGCCCCTGGGGAGGGGCGCCCCCCGTTGGTTAGTGCTCACCCAGCTTGACGATGGCCCACATCAACTTGGACCCGTCGTAGGTCGCGCTGTTGGCATCGATCCCGCTGGTGCTTTCGCCGGTGGCGACGGCATCCGGAGTCACCGGGGCCGCCGCGACGTAGGCGCGGATCACTTCGGCCTCGGCCGACAAATCGACCGGGAGGCCGATCACGTTGCCCACGCCGACGGTCACGACATCGGTGCCCGTCGCGGGGACGCCCGTGGTGCCGGAGATCGTGGCGCTGGTCACGGTCGCGAAGATCTTGGTCCCGGTCCAGCTCAGGCCGTCGGTGATGTCCATGACCTCGGTGATGCTCCGGCCCTGGGAATCCGTGCCGACGATCGTGCAAATGCCGCCCGTGATCGAGGCGTTGGCGTCGGTCACGGTGATCGTCAGGTTGCGGGGCACGTCCGGCTGCGCGGCGATGGTCAAGGCGCCGTCATCCCAGTCCTCGGAGGTGACGATCTTGTCCGCGTCGGCCAACACGGGGGCGCCCAGGAAAATGTGCATGGCCGCATCGGCGGCCCGCTGCATCACCGTGGTCCTGGGCAGCAGAATGTCCAGGTTGTCACGGTCTGCTTGAGGGATGGTGTATTCCACGGTCCTGCTCCTTTTTTGCTTAGAGTAACAAACGTAAGTAAGCAAACCGCAACGCGAGCACTCGAAGGCACCCGCGTTGCGGATTCAAACGCTACTTACACACCGCCGACGTAGCCCTCGGACCGGCCGACGTTTTGGATCATGGCGACCTTTCCCGGGGTCATCAGGGAAGGGGTACCGTAGATGATCTGGCTCCACCGGATTGACGTGTCGATCGTGGCGAGGGGGATGCGCAGCATCGGTGCAAGCTGGCGAAAACAAAGGGCTTCCAGGTTTTGCTGGAACAGGAACACCGTGGTGGTGTTGGGCAGACTCGCGTTGTAGTCGTTGATGATCTGCTCACCCACACCGGCGGCGTTCTTGACCCGCAGGATCAGCTTGTCGGTGCCAGCGGCGCCGGCGAGCTCGGTCCGGTAGATCTCGTAGAAGTCCACATCGGTGCTGCCGCCAGGGGTCAAACCGAACGTCACTTTGTCGCCAGCGGCGACGGTCACGGCGGTCGGTCCGGCCACCAGCTCCACGGGAGCGCTGCGCCCGTACTGGTTGACGGCGACGACGCGGTAGAAGTAATCGCCAGCGTCATCGGCGCCGAACTGCGAATCGCCATCCGCCGGCGTGGTCGCCGCGGTGCTCACCGTGGGGCTGCCGGGGCGGGTCGCCGCGGGACCGACAGCGGCAGCGGCGGGGCCGCGGAGGCCCATGTCCAAGAACACGTTGGGCTTGAAGGCCACCTCACCAGCAGGGCTCACAAAGCCCTTGATGGTGTTGCCGATCATGCCTTCATGTGGGCCGCCGTGATTCTCCCATAGTTAGGGGCATCCGAAACGGTGAGGCACATATCGGACAGCACGTCGGCGTTCAGGGTGCCGCCACGCAGGTCCAGGATGTTGCTGGCCGGCGAGTTGTCGGTGATCATCTTCTCGAAGCCGTCGAACTGGAGGCTCTGGAGATCGCTGTCACCGTAGTACAGCGCCCGCTCCAGCAGACGGAGCAGGTGCATGGTGCCGTTGACCGTTTCCTGGCCAATGATGGCTGAATGGGCAGGCTTAACAACCGAGGCCACATGACTAACTCGGCGGGTGGTGCCCATGAACTTCACGACCGCGTATTCACGAGAATACGTCGAATCATCCTCAGTCGGCAGCTGCCCCTCGGCGATGAAACCCGCGTCCTGATTGGCCCCGACCGAATGAAGGAGGTTATATTCTTCAACCGTGTTGTAGGCAGGGACCTTCGGGATCTCCCTCCAGAACTTCAAGTTCTCCATCTTGAAAGTCACGGAACGCAGCGTTCTTTCAAGGCTTTCCACGCGGAGGGCGAAGCCGTCCCCGGGGGTGTTGGAGACGGGGGCGTTGATGTCCGCGCCGACCGTCAAGGCCTTGTTGAGCTCATCGACTTCCATCTGGGTTCCGGCGCCGAACCCGTCGACGTTTTCGTAATCGCGCCAGCTGACTTGGTTGCCGTTCATCCTACTGACTCCTTTCAGGGGGTGTTAGGCCGGGGGAGCACCCCCTACTGGCCCGCCCGCATGTTCTTTTTGACCCGCTCCAACAAAGCGGGGGAGATGGTGTTGAACTGCTCGAACTGCGAGATCGCGGTGGCCAGGTCGTGGCCTTCCACGGCCCCACCATGCCCGGACTCGACCGACTTCTGGAGCATGGCCTCCATGGTGTCCATGATCACTTCCTTGGACAGGCCGCCGTTGGGATTGCCCGGGAAGGACTTGTTCAAGGCCTGGGTGGTGGGCTGGCTCTTGGGCAGGCGCGCCGGCTTCGACATCCCGACCTCCAGGGTGTCGGCCATGGACTTGACCAGCTTGCCCATCTCGGCGACGGCCTTGGCCATCACCAGGTTGAACCGGTGCTGCCGGGTGTCGCTCGCTTCGACGTGATCGGACAAGGTGCTCAGGGACTTGACCAGCTCGTCGGTCTGCTCCTGGAGGTAGTCGCTCACGTCCAGAGCCTTCTGGAGGGTGTCGTTGTCGCCGAAACCCTTGACCACCTCGTCGCTCAGCCGATCGCCTCCGCCCAGCTCCTCGCCCAAGATCTCGTAGAGCTCTTGGGATTCGGACTTGGACAGGCTGCCCGCGGACGCCTTGTCCATGAGCTCCTGCTTGCGGGTGTCGGGATCGTCGATGAAGGCCTCAGCCTCCAGGCGCTCCAGGGACCGCTCCAGGTCATCCTCGGACAGATCGAGGGACTTCTCCGACTCCTCTTCGTCCTCTTCGCCTTCCTCTTCGGCGCCTTCCTCTTCGTCGAACTCTTCCTCTTTCTTCTTCAGGGACTTCTTGGCCTTCTTCATGGAGACCTCCTCCGTGCGTCTAGCGCTGGTGCGCTAGCACCTGGGCCAGACGCAAAAAACGCTCCACTTGGTTTCGGTTTGCGCTGGGTAGGCGAGCGCGAACCCACCGCACCGCTTCGCTCTTGCTCAACTTCTTTTTCTTGAGATCCTCATCATCGTCTTCTTCGTCCTGAGAATCGAATGCCTTTCGAGGAGAACCCTTCCGCTCCAGGCTTTCAGGAGTAAGCACCTGGCCGGCGTTGGCGCCGGTCTGGGGACCCGCTGGGGGATTGGGCCCGGTAGCCGCGCCGACGGTTAGCGCCTTTTCCAGGGCGCTCGGCTCAGCGTCCTGGGCTACCTGGAGCGACTTGGCCAGGATGTCCATGCGGGCATCGGCGTTGACTGGGCAGTTTGTGATCGCGACGTTGCGCACGAGCGCTTGCGCGATCACTTTGTTATCCACACCGCTTCGGCGCTGGATCTTACCCTCAACGCTAAAGCCCAGGCGGCGATTGGTCTTCGCCAGGGACTCCGCGAGCTCCCAGGTCTCATCGGCTTTCTTTGTGTCCAGCAGGTAGCCTTCCACCCAGTAGCCGTTGGCTTTCGCGGCCTGACCGTTGGGCAGCACGTCGCCCTTTTTGAACAGCTTGGCTTTCTCCGGGTAGCCCAGCACGTCAGTCGTCTTTTTGGAGTGATTGTCATTGAACCAACCGTTGGCCAGGAAGTCCTTGAAATTGAGACCAGCGGCCAAGATCTTCTCACCCTGCCGGTCCTCGGTTTCCAGGGAGGCAATCCCGCCGATTCGGCGTTGCTTGCCCGGCTCAGCGTCCGCCTTGCGGAACACCGAAAAGGGCATTTCAAACTTGAATGGAATTGCCTGATCCAACACACGCTCCAAAAAAAGAGGGGCAGCGCGTTAGCGCTGCCCCTACCGGTCTTTCGACCTAATGGGCCTTCCGACTACTATGGTGGCCAAGCTACCGAAACCCGCTGATCCTGTCAACCCCTACGCTTTGGCACGATGAAACTCTCCCCGGAGATCTTAGCCCCCTCCGCGATCCGGAGGGGGAGATCGACCTCCGCCTTGCACCAGTAGCACCGACTGGTGCAGCGCCCGTCCGCGTCGAAAACCACGGGCCCCTGGACGCGGAGGCGCACCTTTGTCCCCGCCCGCTGGAGCACTCGGTTTTTGCATGAGGGGCAGCGCACGCCTCAGTCCTCGGCCTCGGCGTCTTCGTCCTCATCGATCTTGATCTTGTTCTTGGGGCGCATCAGGCGGCGCCGGCCTTCCTCGCGGTGTGCGCGCTTGCGCTCCTCCGCGCCTTCACGCGCAAGAGCGTTTTGCTCCGCGCCCGGGGTCTCGGGCAAGGGCATAACCAGGCGTTGGGATTCATGGACCTCATAGACTTCCCGGTCCACGCGAAACGGGGTGCGTTCACCCTCAGGCCGGTCCACGGTCTCCGCAATATCCCGCATGGAGGTTTCGTAACCGACATTCCGCAAGCTGGGGGGCCGTGGTCTCTCCGGGATGTCTGCGGTGATGTAGTTGGCGCCGTAGCCCCCGATCACGTTGCGGTCCCCTGCGGGGCTATCCGTCGTGGCCATTTCCTTTGGCACTCTGCGGGCCGTGCTCTTGTTGAGGGGCACGATCAGGCGGATCCTCTCATCCACGTCGGCATTGCCGACGCTTTCGGGATCGGACTCCGCGATCCACCGTTTGAAATGATCCAGGGTCATCGCCGAAGTATAGAGCGCGAACTCATCGGAGTCGTAGTGCCGCCGGTAGCATTGCTCTGCCGCGTCTTTGGTAGGAAAGCCCAGCATCACCTTTTGCTCATCATGCCGCCCGGTGTACGGGTCCTGCTGGTCAATCACATAGGCGTGCGAAGCTGAGTGATCCCCACCGACGAACACATCGATCTCATCATCGTCTAGCCCGCTGGTCCGGCGGATGTACCCATAGATCACTTCCATCCGGGTCTGGCCGCCATTGCCGTCCAGGCCCTCCCAGCGCCGGATGCTCCCCGGGGGATTTTCGATGGCGATGGGTAACCCCTGAAATTCCATGTACCCCGTGACCTGCGCGCCTTTCCTGAGCTCCCGCCTGGAGGACTTCTCCATGTGCTGGAGCTCCCCCAGCTTGCCGCCGGGGACCATCTGCCCCTCCTCGTTGAACCCCCAACCGGCCGGCACGCGGATCAGCTGGCATTGACAATGCGGATGGATGGGACCGACCACGGGTAGCCAATCCTGGACCTTTCGGCCCACGTTGGTCCCGTTGGCCTCCAGGTCTGACAAACGGAAGATCTTGGGTTGGCCGTCGGCGCCGTCGTGAAGGCGCTGGCAATGGGGGCACGCATCCGGCATGGTGCGTTTGGCCACCAGGGTGTCTTCCCCGTAGGTGGTCCGGTAGTAGTCCGCGGTCCCCCGTTGCATCGCGTTCTGTTTTTCAGTGATCGCGATCCGGCTCCAGTCCCGACTCCAATCCCCGGTGCGATGCGCCAGATCCGAACGCAGCTGCCGCACGGATTTGCGCCGGGCGATGTTCATGGCCGTTGCATCCCGGATTGTCGCCTCGGTCCGCGCCCGCAGCTTTGCGTCCTCCGCCATAACCGATCCGAGGACCGAGGTGGCCACCCGGGCGCCTAGCCCCTGGGCGTACATGCCGGCCTGGGTGATGGCCAGCTGGACCGCCTGGTGCTCTGCGGGAGTGAGGGGGATCGGATTCTTTTGCAGGTACGCTTTGAAGTCGGCGTGCGACATCTTCGCCGCCTGGGTGCTTTCCAGGATGCCCAAGACCTGGCCATAGAGGTATGCGTCCTTGATCCCTTCGACCTGCACGTCAACCAGCCCTTTTTCCTGGAGCTGCTGGAGGACTTCTTTCGACAGGGCCTCCGGGGAGATCGCATTGGCGATAAAGGCCGCGTGGTGCTTCTCCACGATGGCCTTGATCTCGGCGAGTTGCTCAGGAGTGATCAGCATACGGCGCCCTTCCGGTAGTTACGGCCCGTCCAGGCCGATAAGCGCCCCCGCGGCACCCATGTCTTCCTCGGCAGGACCACAGGCGCCGACGGGGGCTGTGAGCTTTGAATATCGGCCTTCGGCGTCTGATCCGTCAAGGTCCGAAGCAGGGAGGGGTAGTTATGTGGCGACCGGGTGAACGGGCGCTCGTAAACCCAGATCTCTTGCGTGCTAGGGGTGCTGTCGTATCTGCACCCCTGGGAATCAACGTCCAGCCAGCTTGCCGTAGTCCCCGATCCCGTGTCCATGATCTATGCTCCCCTCAACTTCATAGATCGCTCCTGGTCCAGCTCCACCGCTTTGCGCTCTATGGCTCGGCCAAAGCGATCACGCATTCGCGCTGAAAGCTGATCCCGCATGTATCCGATTGGATCTGTTGTCTGCCGATGCCGCCGTTTTTCCGAAAAGGGAAGGCCCCATTTCCATTTGCGCATCACTTCCCGGGGCGTTTGATCCTTGAAAACCGATTGGATTGCGCCCATAACTTGGCCACGAAGCCAGCTTTGCAACAGGTCGCGCACCCGCTCGCTATAAGGTATCCCAAAACGTGGCCCGTGATAATAGACCTTCACGCTGGGCTCACCTGCGATGGCTAGTATGGTTATGTCCTTAAGGTGGGTTGCGTCTGCGACCTCCGGAGAATCCGGACCGAACTCTACTATACCCGGTAACGCACTAAGACCTTCTAAGGCCTTCCAAGCCTGGGCAGTCCAATCGTCGACCACTTTTTGGGCCTTTTCGCGCTCCCGTTCTTTCAATTCATTTTTCGCAGCTCTAAGACTCGCGGCGTCGATCAGATCAGCACCCCCAATCAATTTAGGTCCACAACCGGATCCGACGCTCACTACTTTCCCGCTCTCCGATCGCATAGTCCAATAAACCTTATGCAATCGACCACAACGAGCGCACTCCCGCTCAATCCCGCTTTCCGGAACAATCTTACCCGTGATCCAGTCCCGTTCCCTGGAATCCGTAATCTTAAGGATCTTCCACCGTTCGCGCTTTAGCGGTGCGGCCACCTTAGCCTTTTGTTTAGGGGAAGATCCCGCACTAGGATTGCGCACCTTATTCCGATCCTTCCATGAGATGGTCAACTTAGGATCTGCCCACTTCCCTCCCCGGGGGCCGTAATACGGACCGCCTGAGGCCGGTACGTTCGATTTGCGGGGCTTGGAGGCCTTGGCCGGGGCTTTGCCCTTCCTGGAGGTCTTGGCCTTTTTGGGCGCCTTAGGCGCCTTCTTAGGCGGGGTGCCGAATAGGCCCAGCTGCTCCGCCTTGCGGAGCTTCCCCAAGGGGACCACCAGGGGAAGGCTTTTGCCGAACTTCTTTTCATGGACTTTCAGATCGTACTCCAGATCCTCCAGCTCGAAGTCAATGTCCTCTAGCGCGTCCTCCAGCTCTTTCCCTTTCAGGGTCGCCTGCGCCACCTCTTTCCGCTTGTCTACGGCAATCTTCGCATGGAGGCGGATAAAGCCCACGGGGACATCCCTTTCCAGGAGCTCCTGGACCTTCTCCCAGGCTTTGGCGCCTTCGTCGATATCCTTCCGGGCGAAGGGTACACCGCTTTCCCGGTAGAAGTATTTGAGCGCGTCCATGTCATTTGTGATCCGCCCATAGATCCCGCGCTCCTTAGGGTCATCGGGGTCGATCCGAGAAGCCTTGCCCACATCCATCATCACGACCTTACCGGCCTTCGTGATCCCCGGCTGGATAGCGTCGTTTAGGGCATAGCCCTTTTTGTGCATGTCGATCAGGATGTCCTGCACCTGGGAAAGCTGATCCGCGGTCCACTTCTCCGGGATCTCTACCCACTCCTTGATCTGGAATCCCTTATCGCCGTTGTCCACAAATTCGGAATGCTGGAGGCCTTGGACGCCTTTGCTGATCATCTCTTCGGTGATCTCGTGCTGCTTCCGCAGCATGTCCTTTGCCTGCTGGGGAGTGCGGTGTCCTGGGTTCATGGGCTGGTAAGGCACCGTGGTCGACACCTTCACCACGTCATCGCCAACCTTGTAAGCGATCCCGTCATCGCCCTTGCCCAGGAGCTTCGCTTTGCCGTCCAGCACCGCGTTGACCCGGGGGTCCTTCGCTTTCGGCCCCTGGACCACCCCAGACAGATCATTCAAGAAATGCTTGACCGACTCCAGGGGCATCACCGGGCCAAACTCTGCTTCCGGGTTTTGCGAGATCCGGTCCTTCCCGCTCTCCAGGCGCCGGACATAGACGGTCTGCGGGCCGCGATCGTGTCCGAACATCGCTTTGGGGGGATGGAACACGATCTTGCGGACCTCGTGCTGATCGCGCTCTTTCTCCGGCGGGCGGTCCTGATCCTTATCCGCGTCATAGGGGATGGTATGGGCGGCATCTGCCCAGCGCCCTCCACGGGGGCCGATGTAGAGCGCTTTAGCCAGGGGCAGGACAAACCGCATCACCGACTCCTCTGCATGTCCTCGTGCGCCCGCCGCTTCAACGCCCGGGTGCGCGTCTTGTACCTGGCCCAGACCTTGGACTCGGACTTCCGCCCCATCTTGGCCAGGGCATCCGCCGCATAGCCAGCTGCCGCCTCAGCTTGGGCAAAGATCTGATATTGGGTGGACGCGCCCGAGGCACTCTCCGCCTGTTTGATGTATTTCTTGTAGGCGCCCATGTTCTTCTTGGCCAGGGCCTCCAGGCGCCCGCGCATGATCTGATCCTTCGTTTGGGCCTGGTGCCCTCCTAAGAGGCTCGTTTGCCCGGGCAGTCCGCCGCCCTCGCCGCCCCAGGGGATGGTGTGCTCCGGGTCCGCCCAGAGGCCGCCACGCGGCCCGACGAAAGGCGCCTTCGACAGCACCTCGCTCTTGAGGATGGGCTTGCTCAACTCCTCAGGCTTAGGATCGTGCAACGCCGGGATGTAATTTGTATTCTTTTTCTGGCGCGCTAAAGGCCTGGCAAGGATCGTTTCCGGGAACTCTTTGACGGCCGCCATCTTCTCAACATGCTTATCCACCAGGGCCTTGAATGCCTCGTGATCAAAATCCGAGGCCTGCAAGGTGGTTTTCATCGGCGTCCCGCCCTGGTAGACGTAGCGGTAGGCCTCTGCGAACCACTCCCACGCCCGATCCTCCCAAGTGCTTTGATCGAAGAGATCAACGCCCTCCCGGCCCTTGGCGCCAATCGCTTTCTTTTGAAGCTCAGGGGACAGCATGGCGACAAACTCGCCCGCCAAGCCCGGCCCATAAGCCTCATCCCCGTTGACCAGCTTGTGCAGGTTATCCAGGACGTGAGCCGCTTCATGGGTGAGCGTGGGCGCCTTTCCATCGGGGTACTGATCCCGCTCCTGCGCATAACCCATAAGGGCCTTGTCGTAGTAAGTGATCACCGGCTTAGCGGTGTTGGGATCCCCAGCGGTGCTAGCCATGGCCATGCTGTGCTGGTGCTGCTTGCTCTTGTACTCGAAGGGCGTCCCTACGATAAACCGCACCCGGATACCTAGCCGCGCAAGCAAATCCCGATGCGCTTTGGGCACGTTGCGCATCCCGGATAGCTCGCTCTCCATGTAAATTCGCCACTTCTTAGCCCAATTCTTTTTAACCGCAGATAGGCGGGGATCGTGATCCCAAACGCGGATCGGGTGCTCCCCGGTCGTGACCAGGCGCTCCCCGAAACCAACCCGGGCCTTGAACTGCTCTAAGCCGTTGGTCTTGGCCACACCCAGCATGTCCATGACCTCGTTGACACTTCTATCTGTCATCTGCGCAATGCTCGTAAAGGTGCCCCGGAGATCCAACCCGGCAGCGATCACAGTAAGCGCCTGGGTACGAAGAGAGCTCGCAAAACTCTCTACCTCCAGCCCCAAGATTTTGATGATCTGCGGGGGCGGGAAATCCTTGGTCACTTCGTCTCGGAGCGCGTTGATGCGTTTTTCCAGGTCCTCACCTTCCAAGCCTGCCCGGATCTCTTTATCGATCGCCTTGAGCTTTCGATCTGTATCCATAATCACGCCAGAGCACAGCTCCCAAGTCTTGTCCAAGTCCTCCAGGTTGACTAGAGCCTGGACTGCATCCTTGATCGACCGGTCCTTATCGGGACTGGTCTTTTTCTTGGGGCGGGGCTTCACGCGGTCCAGTAGCCCCAGCTGGCGCCCGTGCTTTTTCTCATCGTAGGGGATGGTGTGCTCAGGATCAGCCCACCGGCCCCCACGGGGGCCGATGTAGAGCGTTTTCTCCAGAGTCTCGCCGTCCTCAGGGCCGGAGAAGTCCACATACTCCTCCGGACCCAACGCCTCGATCATGGAGGCGACCAGCAGATCCTTTTGCTGCTTCCGCTCAGCCTTGAGCTTGTCCTGGGCCGCCTTCACCTCTGCGGCGGCCTTGTCCTTTCTGTTGGTCGCGGCGATCGCGAGCTGGAGGACCTCCACCGGCTTGCGCGCCGGCCCCAGGAGGCCGGCCTGGTCTTGCGGATTGGCCGCCGCCAGGCTCGCGTATTCCTTGAACACCCGGGCCAGCTGGACCGGACCGGGGCGCTGGATAAACACCTTGAGCAACGCCTGTGCCCGAGGATCGTCCATGATCGGGTGCGACTCCCCGAAGAGATCCTGGAACTCGTTGGCCAAGATCGAATCGATCTCTGAGTCCTTGGTATCCTTTGTCAGGGGCTTGAGCACCTTGTCCGCGACCTTGACTTGGAGGCGATTGATCGCGCTCAGAGCGGTCTGAACCGACTTGCCCAGATCATAGCCCTCACCGGCCTTCGTCGCTTGCGTCATGTAGGGCACAGCGCCGGCCACGTTTTTCAGGATCCCGGGGCGGGTGTTGCTCAGCAGGTCCGCGTCGTCGAGCATCCGCCCGACCAGGAGGCGAGCGATCAGAGTCTTCCCGTCCTCATTCAACCGCTCAGACCGGCCCGACTTCGAGAAATATTGATTGACATTGCGCTCGTCGATGATGCCCACGCGCCGCAAGTTGTCCATGAATGCGTTAGCGCGCTTCGAGCCCAAGAAATCGCTCAGGGACTCGTCTTCGGTCATGGCGCCGGTCATGGACTCCATAGCCTGATCGTCCAACTTCCGGGCCATCGCCACCTGCATCGTGCGCGGGTCCATGGCTTGCGTGAAGGACTCATTCAGCTGGCGGACTAGCACCTGCATGTTCTTTTGCGACTTGTCCTCGACTACCATCTCCCGGACCAGGATCGGCCGCTTCATGGCCTGGATGTCCTCAGGCTTGAAGCCGGTTTCATAGGCGTGCTCCGCCATGTAGGCCTTGAGCTCCTCCGCCTTTTCCGGGTTGGACTCATAAGCCGCTTGCATGGACATCGTGCGGCTATTGCCGCCCAAGACCACCCCGTCATCGGTCACCATGGGCGGGCCGTTGACAGCATCGGGATTGGTGTTGACCAGGAACCGGGGCTCCAGGCGCCGAGCGTTGCGGTACACCTTATCCTGCTCCGACTTATCCCGGTGGTAGGCCCGCTCCTGGACACCCTCCGGGTAGCCTTCCGTTTGTTTGAACCCCTGGGTGGGGTCATGCGAGGCCTTGATCTCGCTCGCCTCGACCAGCTTGTACCGGGCCTTGATCGCCACGGGTTTTCCGCCTTCGCCGGCCACATAGACCTGAGTTTCCGACCCGAGCCGGGTGGGCTCCGTGCGCGGCGCCACGGCGGGCACCTGGAGCATCGCCTCCTTCGCCGGCTGGACGGCCTTGTCGGGGAGTCCAGGGAAGGCCTGAGCGAGCGCCAGGAGCTTCTGGAGGGCCGGAGATGCCATGGCCTGGGCCAGGGCCTCCCCAGCAGGGCCAGCGTCTCCTACGGCCTCCTGCGCCTTCTGGAGGGCCTCCTGGAGCTTTGTGAGCTCATTCTCCGCCCGCTTGGCCACGGCGGGAACATCCGCCCGGACCAGATCGAGGGCGGTGGCCGCGTGCTTCACGTCCACCTTATCGCCGGCGGCCAGATTGTCGGCCGCGTCCATGACCATCCGATGCTGCTTTGCCGCCTTGGCGCCCTCCGGCGTGGTCACCACCCCCAGCACCAGCCCGCGGGCCTCCGGGGTCCAGCCCTTCCGGGCCAGGGTGTCGCCGATCACGGTCTTGGCCTGGAACACGTCCATGCCCGCCCGCTTGAAAGCCTTTTGCAGCTTCGCGTAGACCTCAGGCACCCGCTGTTTGAGATCCTCCATGCGCTCCTTGTCGGTCGAACCCTTCAGATCCTCCAGGAGCGCCCGGGGGACATGCCGCAGGACCGCGTTGACAGCCTGGCGAGCGCGCTTCTCCGCGTGCTTGTAGTAGGCCTCCCCATAGTGCGAGGCCATGGTCTTTGCCCACTCCCCGGACCGAACCTGCCAGCGGACATCGCCGTCTCGCAAGACCACGGTGCCGTCCTCTTGCACCTCGTCCACCGTGACCACGGTGCCGGCCATCTTGATCTGCTCGCCGGCGGTGGCGGCACGGGCCGCGGAGCTCTCCCGGTAGTAGTAGCGGTACCGCCGCTTGCCCTTGGAATCCGTATAAGGCACCCGCCGGATGTACTTGTGCGCCTGGGCTTTCTCCAGGTCCAGATCCGGGTCGAACTCGATCCAGCCCTCCGCCTCCAGGATTTCCTCGATCGTGAGCGCTTTGTCCAGGTCCTCTTCGTCCAGGGGCGCCGGCGCGTTGTGCTCCTCCAGCACTAGCCCGTGTTTCCGGGCGAAGGCCATCACACCGATCGAAGCGTTGTAGGCGTCCGGGTACTCCAGATAACTGACATGGTGGCTTTCGGTGTCGGTCTCCAGGTGGACACAAGCGCCCGTGGCCTTCCACTCGATCGCCGCGGTCTGGATCTTTTGGCCATGCTTCCGCAAGCGGATCAGCGCCGCCTCCAGGAGCAGGAGCACTAGGTCCGGGCGCGTCACCGTCGGCGCCGACACCACGGACTTGATCAGCGCGTCATCCACGTCATCCAGGCCCAGGGCCTTTTTCACCCACTGACCGAGCTTGTCCAGATCGTAACCCTTGGCTTTCATCTCCATAAGCTCGTCACGGATACTGGCCAGCGACTCATTTTCCTTGAAGGGGAACCCGGCCTTTTCCTCCAGCTCCAGATAGGCCTTGAACAGCGTGGGATTGTGCTTCGCCGCGAGCATGAGATCTTCGCGACTGGCGAACACGCAGAACACACAGGACAGGCGCCGCATACCCAGGTCATAGGCCTTGTGGTAAGGCACCCCCGACTTGCCAATCAAATCCCAGACTTTCTTCTCGTGCCAGGTGTGGATCGGGTACCACCGATCCACCACCTTTGTCCCGGTCTCCTCCTGCCGCTCGAAATTGTCCATTTTGAGGCGCCCGATCGACTCTTGGGCGCGGATCCCCAGGGAATTCAGAATGCGGGGCTTTTTCTCGTCACCGTGCTTAGCGACATGCTCGTCTTTGAGCTTCGTGATGAATTTCTCGACCTCCGCCCGCTTGTGATCGGAGGTACAGAATCTCGCCTGCATCGAGGGCCAGGGAATGGCCTTCCCGAAGTCGATAGCCTCCGCAGCTCGCTCCGCCAGGTTCTCCGGGATCTTCGCCTCCCACTTAGCCAGCTCCGCTTTAGCTTTCTCGACCTTGGCCCAGGAATTCGTCTCAGTCTTCGACCCCGGCTTGGCATTCTCCGCCTTAGCGGTAAACTTCTCGATCCGTGCGCGCTGATCGCGCAGCTTGCGCCCCACGTTGGTCTTATTCACCTTGTAGAGGGCCTCCTCCGCCTTGATCCACAGATCGTAAGCTCGGGTGGCGCCGTCCTTAGACGCATCCCCCTTGCCGTCCCCCAGGAGCGAGTGAATCTTATCCACGCCCGCGTCATAGAGATCCTGCCAGGTCTGGATACCCGCTTCCCCTAACGTGGCCACGTCGGTGTTACGCTGCATCAGGTTGCCCAAGCGCTCATAGATCTGATCTACCAGGTCGTTTTGCTCGCGCTGGACCACCTCGAAGCGGAGGCCGTAGTGCTCCGCCTGCTGCTGGGCTAGACTCTTCGTGCCCTCCCACTCGACCCGGCCCAGGTCCGCGTGGATCACGATGATCTTGTCCCGCGGATAACCCTGCTTGTCGGCTTGCTCCACGATATGCGTGAGCATGGCCTGGGAGTCTTTGCCGGCGGAGCTGTTGACCAGGATGTAATCGTAACTGTGAAAATCCGGGGCCCAATCCTCCGACTCGTGCCAAGGCGCCTTGCCTTTGCCCTTGCCATAGTCCGGGTGCGCCCACGGCTCCTCAGGATCCGGCTCCGGCGCTTCCCAAATGTCATTGACACGGGCGCCGGCGGGGATCTCCCAGCTCTCCGGGTCCTGGAGGACGCCGTGATCGATCTGCTTATCCAAGCTCAGCAGGGCATCGGATTTCGGCTGGGCTTTTTGCTCCGGGGTAAGCGTGGGCTCATTCTCCACGATGTTGAACAGGGATAGCTGCGGGCTATCCTTCTCCTTGCCCTTGCCCTTGCCCTTGCCCGATCCGTGCTTCTCCTCATCATAGGGGATGGTGTGCTTTGCGTCGGCCCACCGGCCGCCCCTGGGGCCGATGTAAAGCGCCTTGCGTAACCAGCCGCCCTCCCGATAGGGCAGGGCCACAGGGACCGCGTAGAGCGCCTCCACGGCATCGGAGGACTCCAGGCCCTCTAAGGACTTCTCGACGCCCTCCGGCGCCTCCATGTCCTCCTGGCTGGCATCCTCGGGCGCCGGGCCGACCTGCTCCCCGCGAATCGACGCCAAGACCGTCCGCACGTCCACCTGCTTTGACATCCATTCGCGCTCGGCCTCTGTGAGCTGCTTGCCCTGGTTAGCCTTGCGGTGGAGCTCGTACTTGAACTTGATGATCTCGGAGACGTGCTCATCCCACAGGTTGTTTTCCGCGGTCACCCAATAGACGTTGACCGCGTTTTTCTGCCCACCGCGATGGGTGCGGCTCTCCGCCTGGTCAAGCGCCGCTGCTGTCCAGGGCAGATCGTTGAACACCACTTTGTCAGCGGCGGTAAGGTTAGCGCCCTCAGCCATGGTCTGCCGGGTCGCGACGAACACGCGAAGCGGTGAAACGAACTCCCCCTGCTCATCCTGCCGTTGCCACTCCAGCTTAGCCGCTTCGCGCTTCTCCCTGGGCACGCTGCCATTGTGGAGCACGGCCTTGTCCCCGAACGCGGCGGCGATCTCTTCCGAAGCCGCCACGGACTCGGTAAACACCACGACCCGGGACTGGGAGCTCGCCAGGATCTCTTTGACCACCTCGACCGTGGCCGGCGCCTTGGCGGCGGCGACCTTGGCGCGCAGACCGGCGAACTCACCGATCGTGGCCTTCACGCCGCCTTCCTCGCCGTAGATGCTTTCGTAGTCCTCGGCCGACATGCCATACTTAGCCGCGAATTCAGCCCGTCCGATCTTAGCCTCGTGATCGTAGGCCTGCTGGACCGTACCCGGGAACAGGTCCGGGCACCCCTTGACCTTTTGCGTCGTGATCGTCGTGGTCTTGTCGGGCAGATCCGGCAGAGCCACCCGTTTCGTCCGCGCCAAGCGCACGTTTTGTAGCGCCATGGCCAGCCCGCCGATGGTGTCCTCCTTGAGCATCTGCTTGCGGTGCCCCCGGCCCATCCGATCATAGACCGTGCGCAGCTCGGTGTACTTTCCAGGATCGATGATGTCCAGCTGGGTCACAAGGTCCTGCCGGGTATTCATGATCGCGGTGCCCGACAGCAGGATCTTGTGCTGCATACCCTGGGACAGCTCCGTGAGCGTCTTCGTGATCTTCGCCTTCGGGTTTTTGGCCCGGTGCGACTCATCGATCACCACGCCGTCAAAGCCGGCGTCCTTGACCCAATCGGCGAATTTGCTCAGGGACTCGTAATTGACCGTGACCAGCGTGGCCTCTTTCAGGTCCTCCGCCGTAATGCGCCCCTTCCGCTTGTCAGTCGAGTCCAGCTCCAGGGCCTTGTAGTGCCCCGGAAAGAACTTGTCCGCCTCTTGCAGCCATTGGCGCCGGACGGTCATGGGGCAGACCACCAGGAGCTTCTTGCCGTTCTTGGCAGCCCAGGCCAAGGTCTGGAGGGTCTTGCCCAGGCCCATCTCATCACCGATCAGCGCCTTGCCGTCGGCGTTGTCCAGGAAGCGCACACACTCATTCTGAAAGGGCCACAGCTTGAACCCGGGCGCCAGCTTGCGCTGGACTTCCGGGATCGGCTTCTTGAGCTCCGCAAGCTCCTGGTCCCGCTGGATCCGAGCCTCCTGGAGGTCACCCTGGACGATCGTGAAATCCGGCATCCGCGCCTTGATCTTCTCGACGTTGTCCTGATTAAGCAAGTACGGATACACCGTCTTGCCGGCGATCTTGTTCGGGCACCGGTCCCAGGAAAAATGCACTGCGACTCCTCCCCGGCGCGTCTCCCACCAGGGGGCGTCACCCGGCTCCATCGAC